GTGTATAGCCGTGCGATGGTGTTAATTAGGAAAGCATATCCAGCATCAGTATTTTCAAGTTGTGTAGTACGCATACCCGATGCATTAAATGCATCATTTGCGATCCAGGAAGGTATCAAGTCTGTATAAAAATAGTTTAGAATTTCTGAATCACGACCATTCAATATTACCTCATTATGCATATATTCACGCAAGTTCATAACGCAATGCAGTTGGGCAGTTGTCTTTGGATCGTTTAGAAGTCCAGATCCGTTGATTCTGATATTTTTAAGAAGATTATAATTATGAAACTCGCTATCGCATTCGCGTAGCATTCTTTTTGGAGGTGGACTATCGTGCCTAATCACGCCTTGGATCCTGGGTCGACCATAAACGCTAATTAATTTCTCCCTGTATGCATCCACGTTCACACGCTGCCATGGCTCTGATGAAAAAGTATATGTAGGCGTATAGTCTACATAACGGGAACGCGGATGAATGTATGAATTAACATTAGCATCTGATACGGCCATATTTGGTTGCGTTGGCTGTATATTTGAAATGTCTTCGGCGCAACTAGCAGTAGTCATGAATGCTACTGTATACATTGCGGTAAGTAAAGTTTTAATCTTTGTCATCTTCATCTCTGTTATCATATTATCCATCACAGTAATTCCGGAAACATTTGTTTAACATAATTACGTACAATTATAGTTGTATTATGATCTGCATCTGCCGCTCGGTTACATGGTACACTTACTCCGTCCCGCCAAATTTCTTCCTTGGCAAGTTTTAGTAATTGGCGCTTGTTTAAATTTTGGATGTCGTCCAATGAACTATTTTTAGATACAATAGCACTTAAAATATATAGTGATACGTCAGCATCACTCATTGGAATTTCAATTTTAGCATTGATACGACGTACCCCGTCAGGGTAAAGTTCAGATCGCATTAGTTCTCACCATTAGTTGCTAGTAGTCCTTATGTATTCATACTAGCAACTAATATGCGCTTTGTCAAGTAAAAAATATTACTTTTTTTGATTTTTTTAATTATCAGCAATAACATTACCACTAGCGGTGATAATTTTTGCTTTATAGATACCGTTTTTCCCTACAGTATCATTCAGTCTTGCTACAGGCTGCGGATCAGCAATACATGTGCCACTAGCACTATTGATAAAGTCAACATGCCCACAACTAGTAAGCACCATATCGTTTAATCGTGCCGCGCCACGCCCATTCACAATATATTTTCCACTTGCAGTGATAATTTTACCACTGGCAGGAACAGGTACAAGATGACTAGGATGATAACACGTACCAAACGTACTATCGTTTAAACGTGCTACACCTCTTGACATTCGAATGCCTTTAAGCTAGCAATGCCAAGGTTAATACTTCCCAATGCATCATTAAAACCTGGATTTAATTCAAGAGATACGCAAGGCATGTTAAGCTACTGTTAACCCTGAAGTACTTTTTGTATACGATTCAACTGCTTCTTTAGCTGACTTTACAATGCAAATGATACTTGCAGTTCTAATTTTAAATTTAGCATCAGAATCAACTGTGAACATAAATGGGGCTAATCCCATTCCTTGTTGATTTGCAACAAGCATCAACGGCTTACGTGCAACGATATAGTTATCATTTTCTTCTTCCAAACGCGCAATCATTTCTTCGCCGCTTGATACTTTAATACTTACAACATCGCCTACTTTGTAGGGTGCTTGAATAATCATAGGGTACATCCTGTTCCGTTATAGTTTGTTTCTTCTAAATATGAACCTAGCTGGTCATATCCGCCAATTTTGGTTCCGCCTACGACAATTTGGGGGAAGGTTCTTGCTCCTGGAAAATTTTCCAGTATCTCATTACGTGTAAAATCAACATCAAGTTGCTTATAAACATAGTTAAGATTCCTGCTTTCGCAAAGAGCAATTGCTCTTTCACAATACGGGCAAGACGGTTTCCCCCAAATTTCTATCATAGACTAAATCCTTTAAATGTATCCTCACCAACGTCCTTCTTGACGCCTCCGATAACATAACTGCTAATTTCTGTTTCCTGTGGAGCAACTTGTACTTCTGCGCCGCTGATCCATTTTTGTGTCCAGGGTAGCGGGTTGGCTTGTGGCACAGTGTATGGGCATTTGATACCAAGTGCAGTCATACGCTTACATGCAATCCATTCGATATAGTTATTTAGTAGTGCAGCATTCAACCCAATCATTGATCCATCTTTAAACAAATAATGCGCCCATTGCTTTTCCTGTTCAACTGCATCCATGAACATCTGAATGATATCGCCTTCACATTCTGCTGCAATACGTGCAAAATCAGGATCTTCTTTTACAAGAACTTTCGTTAACAAATACTGTGTTGATGCAAGGTGTATGTTTTCATCACGGGCAATAAACTTGATAATTTTGGCATTGCCTTCCATCTTTTTAAGTTCTGCAAATGCCCAGCTACATGCAAAACTTACATAGAATCGAATGCCTTCCAGAATATTAACACTATTCAAGCACATCCAGATCTTTTTCTTTAGTTCATACACATCAACTGTAATCTTTTTACCGTTAACAGTATGTGTTCCAGCGCCGAGAAGCTGATACCACTGAGTGTATTCAATCAAATCATCATAGTATTTGCTAATGTCATCAGCACAATCAACGATCTCTTTTGAATCTAGTAGCGAGTCAAAAACAATGCTTGGATTTGAATAGATGTTACGAATAATGTGGGTGTAACTGCGGCTGTGAATTGTTTCACTGAACGCCCAAGTTTCAATCCAAGTTTCAAGTTCTGGAAGTGTAACAATCGGCAATAATGCTAGATTAGGACTGCGTCCTTGTACACTGTCTAGTAGAATTTGGCGCTTCAAGTTACTTGTAAAGATATGTTGCTCGTTACGTGTTAAATCTTTAAAGTCTTTACTGTCTTTACTAACATCAACCTCTTGTGGTTGCCAGAAGAAGCCCAGTTGCTTTTCTGTTAGTTTGTCAAACTGCTTGTACTTCATGACATCATACCGTTGCATGCCTAGACCTTCATCTAGAAAAGCCATCGCCTCAGTATGATGTTTCTTGCCTTCAGTGTTTAAAACTGACATAGTATTTTACCCTCGTTGGTTGTTTAAATTACGCAGCTATCACATGCTGCATCGTCATCGCTTAGATCAGTAATGGCCAATGCTTCTTCAGTGAAGTCAATCTCGCCTTGTCCATCATATGTATTGAAGTAATACAATTGCTTGCCACCATACCTGTAGAACATCAACATATGCTGCAACATTGTACTCATTGGAATCTTTTCATCTTCAAAGTAAATTGGGTTGTAGCTAGTATTAACACTGATGCCTTGGTCGATATACTTCTGTAACACTGCCATGATCTTCAAGTAACCTTCAGGACTACGCTGATCCCACAGTAGATCGTATTTGTTTTTAAGACGCTTGTAATCTGGTACAACTTGTTTCAGCACGCCGTGCTTACTTTGCTTGATACTTACAAACGCACGTGGTGGTTCAATGCCGTTTGTACTGTTTGAAATCTGCGCACTTGTCTCTGCTGGCATTAGCGCCATCAGTGTACTGTTACGGATACCAGTAGCCTTCAATTGCTCACGTAAACTGGTCCAGTCCATACGTTCAATATGTGGAACTAGTTCGTCTACTTCGCGCTTGTATGTCTGATTAGGCGTCAAACCTAGACCATATTTGCTCTCAGTGATACCACTAATGTTACCTTTTTCAATAGCCAAGTCTGCACTAGCTTTGATTAGATAATAACTCCAGGCTTCAGTCCATTCATCGACAAGTGATAGGCCTTCAGGGGTAATGTGCTGGTAGGTCAGGTCGTTTTTAGCAAGCCAGTATGCAAAGTTAATAATACCAATGCCAAGAGGGCGGCGTTTCATAGTTGATAGCTGTGCAGCTAGTACTGGATAATTCTGATAATCTAGAAGTTCATCTAGCGCACGTACAGCCAAATCACAAACACGTTCAAAATCTCCTGGAGTCTTTATGTTACCCCAGTTGATTGCTGCCAGTGTACAAAGGCTAATTTCGCCTTCTGGGTCATTTAAATCATTTAATGGCTTTGTTGGAAGGTCAATCTCTTGGCAAAGATTTGATTGATGTATTGGCGCAAGTTTCTCAATAAACGCACCATGACTATTTGCATGGTCAACGTTCTGCAAATAGATACGACCAGTATTTTTGCGTTCTTCCATAAACGTACCAAACAAGTCACTTGCTTTGATGGTTTTTTTACGTAGCCGTGTGTTGCGCTCTGCCGTTTCATATAGTTCACAAAACTTATCCTGGTCATCAAAGAATGCATCATACAAACCAGGAACATCGCTGGGGCTGAATAGTGTAATATTTCCGCCGGTCAATAGACGCTCATACATTAGTTTGTTAAACTGCACACTGTAGTCTAGATGACGGACGCGGTTGTCTTCTGTACCTTTGTTGTTCTTTAGAACTAGCAAGTCTTCTACTTCCAAGTGCCAGATCGGGTAGTGCAATGTCGCTGCGCCGCCACGGACGCCGCCTTGTGAGCAAGACTTTACTGCACTCTGGAACATCTTATAGAACGGAATGACCCCAGTGTGGCTAGTATCGCCATTACGCACAGCACTGCCAATAGCACGAATACTACCAGCACCGATACCAATGCCTGCTTTTTGTGATACATATTTTACAATACTACTACTAGCAGCATTAATACTATCAAGACTGTCACCGGCTTCGATAAGAACACAACTACTAAACTGGCGCTGAGGACTGCGAACTCCGGCCATAATAGGAGTAGGTAGACTAATATCGAAATTGCTAGAAGAGTCATAAAATTCCTTTACATACCGCATACGTGTACTAGATGGATAATTCTGGAACAATGTTGCAGCGATCATCATGTATGCAATTTGTGGAGTTTCAAAAATCTCACGCGTAACACGGTTTTGTGTTAGGTACTTGCCGCGGAATTGTTCCATACCCACATATGCAATGCCTTCGTCACGATCATGTTTAATATAATTTTGTAGTTGGTCAATCTCTTCAGCCGAGTATTTACTGAAGAACGCAGCGTCGTAATAACCTAAGTCGACATTCCGTTGTGCAATTTCACGCAAATGAGGAGGTTGAAATTTACCATATACTTTTTTACGAAGATGATAATTAATAAGGCGGCCAGCTACCCACTGGTAGTTAGGCGTATCTTCACTAATAAGATCCGCGGCGGCCTTAATAAGTGTTTCCTGAATTTCGTCAGTAGTAATGCCATGGTAAAATTGAATGTGGCTGCGAATTTCTACTTCGCTAGCACTTACGCCCGTGATTCCTTCGCAAGCAGAAAACACCACTTTGTGCATTTTTTCCAAGTCTAGTGGTTCACGTGAACCATCCCGCTTGAGAACTGTTATTTCTTTTGTCATATTCTTACCCTATTGGTTTATAATGATTTATATATATTTTTTGTATGTGGTATTTAATATATATTAAAATGGTATTTCTACTACGTTAACTCAGAACTTTTCCAGCTATGTAATATTACACACTCTGTCATCACACGATCATAATCTTCCACTATACCGTAAGTATAGTTTAAAACAAACTCATTGTCAACAGAAACTATGAGGCCAATAAAAGATTGTTTTGTATTTTGGACCAAGTGTAAATCACAAGGCCAGTCAATTAGTTCAAGTGTTTGAGCCATACCAATAGCAATTACGTTCTCATCGTAGTTGCCATTATACAGTAGTTCCCATGGATCTGGCCAATCATTACTGTCGTAAGGATCAACTGCCCTAGTTGCTACGGGTGCCAATTTCCACCACTCTACTAAATTTTTTAAACACTGCAAATCATCATTCACAGTATCTAATTCTTTTCTAAATTTACGCCAGTCACGTATTCTCTGATCTGGAGAGAGTAGCCAAAAGCTCATTTGTCACCTATTAATAATCTGGATTTACTATATTTACTGCGGCTTGGCCAACACCTTTTTTAATGTTACAATGTTACAATATATCTATGTCTAAACATAGGTTATCCTTAATTCATGTCTACCCAAGCACCATTAGCATAGCCTTGGAATTTATTTGTGTCAGTGTTGTAAATCATATCACCATTAGCGGGGGCAGCTAATGCATCACGTGTTGTTGTATCCATATTAGCCAAGCGGAATGGGGTTGGTGATGTAATACTTATACGGTTGACTGCATTAAGGGTAATATCACTGCCACTTTGAATGTCAGTAGTGCCTGATCCTGTAATAATAAGTGATTCTGTTGTTACAGTGTTAAACTCAACATCGTCAGTTGTATTTAAACTTTGATCATATGCAGTGCCTCCACCGCCAGACGAGTCACCTGGGATCCAGTTAGTACCATCCCATGATAAAACTTGACCAACAGTAGGAGTCGCTGTTACAGTATCTACATCATTCATTTTGTTTATACTGTAAAGTAAATCTCCATCAAACGTAGGAACCCCTGACCCGCCTAACGGCAGTATAACTGCTCCACCAATTGGAAAATTTTCCTCAATCCATGTAATGTTTGCTGCTTCTAGTTCATCTGTTGCCAGCGTATAATTCAACACAAATACACCGGTGCTCATTGATCCACTAAAATTATATTTTAGGGCGTCTACTGCTGGGTTAGATAAGTGTAATGTATAACTATCACTAATATCAAAAATATTATTAGCTGCATCTATAGAAATGTTTAGTGTACCTTTGCGGCGGTCACCAGCAGTATTGATAATGGTATATCGAATTTGAAGGTCGCCATATCTGGAACCGTCGACTGTGATATAATTAAAATCAACAGGGGTAATTGCCGTTGCAGATAGGGTTGCACTTTTTGGGACATTGTTGTTTATGCCTTCTGGAGGCTCAGTTAACATAACTTCTGAATTGAATAGTAGTTTTACATTATCAGTACCAGGGCCGGGCGCGATGGCAAATCTAACAATATAATTGTCAACTAGATAATGGACACCTTCTGCTTGGATAACATCATCAACATATAATTTATAAGTACCTGCTAGATTATCTAGATCAATGCCCAAATTAAAGTCAATCGATACACCATTGCCATCACGCAAAATTTGATCGTTGCCAATAAACAAGCGGCGGGTATCTTTTGCATAACCAAGTTCCCCTGATAGAAGCGCAGGCAGGTCTGACATATTTCCCTGTCTGACACGCTGAATTACTGTTTGTGTAGCCATATTTACATTGTCCTATTCTATGCTATTATAATGTATTTATGCCATTTCGTAAAACTGTGCGACACGTTCTGCCCATTTAGTTTCCCAAAATTTAAATTCTTCTGGTCCTACTTCAAATAATTGCCATTCCAATTCTCTACTGCACATAAAGATAGCTGCGTTCTCAATTTTAGTGTCATACAGTTCATTATGGGCCATAGCATATGCTGCGGCCTGCATAAAATAGTCGTCAATCCATTCACGCTTTTTTGGTTTATTGGACTGCTTAAAGTCCATTATGGCTGACTGTCCTTTCCAGACTCCAACCAAGTCTGAAGTTCCAGCATATAGACCTGGATAGCACAAGTTTACTTCACTGCCCCATACTTCGTCTAAATGTGGTTCAACGTTTTGTTTGACAACTTCTGCCATATATTGTGATTGTTTGGAAGACTTTCCAGAATACTCTTCATTCTTGACCCAGTGTTCAAGTATGTTATGCATATATGTACCAGTATCTGCGGCTTCACGGGTAATACGTGCGGCTTCTTCTACACCGACACGCTTTCTCCAGTTAGCTAGTGCTTCGCGCTTCTCTTTTGGTTTTGTTGCATCTAAAATAGTTGTAACGCTAGGTACTGGATTACCAAAAGGATTAGCGTAAAGGCGCTTGCCATCTACGCTTTGTCTTTTAAGTTCTTGATAAGGGTAAGGGGATTTTATTTGTATCATATATACATTTTATACGATAATAGTTTAGGTGTCAATCACCAATATACATACCAACTAAATGTTTTTCTGGTTGCTGTATTTGAAATGCGTTCAATCTTAAATCCAAGATTACGGAAGTGCTTTACAACTTCGTCCATCTGATTTGTTTTTGCACGATCATTACTAGTGCCTTGCCATGTATTGTAATAATCAACACTGGCTGGATTACTTGCAGTATATGTTCCTGCTGATATGCCCAATACGGTGTTTGCTGTACCATCACCAATGGTGTACTGCCAATCAGATGCTGCTGTTACTGTAACTGTTAGTGCAAGGTAACCATTTACTTTAGATGCAACTACTCCTGGAATCACTGCGTCATTAATGTCTGCAACCACTGCATTTAAATTAGTACCGCTAGTACCAAGTGTCACAATCGATCCATTAATAATAACAGTAGTACCAGGAATTACTGTTGGATTTTGCAAACTGCATATAACTTCAGAAACAGGGGTAGATTCTGTCATTGTTGTGCCATCAATTACTGTTGTCTCATATAAACCTGTGCCACTAGCAGAAATAATCGATTCCATTATACTCGTTACTTCAGTAAAAATAATCATGTCTTGTTGACTATTTGCTCTTGCTTGTGATGCGTTTAATCCAACTGTCATTTATCTAGCCCTTTTTTAACCTGCTTTTGGGCAAGTTTACTAACGTGTTTTTTGTCTTTCTCAGGATCAACTTGTGGCTTTTGGCCTTTACTTTGATCACTGTCAGTATTGAAGTGGACAACATCGTTCTCAATATTTCTAACAATTGCGAGGTTATTCAATATATCGAATAACGCATTGTCGTCCACGTCATAACCTTGCGCACTTAGTTCTTGTTGAATCATATCAAAGTTAGCGGTGCTGACGCCTTCACCAGCAATTGTGGTTAAGACATCTAGCACTGTTTGGTTAACATCGTCTGCTTCTCTTAGTATTCCAACAAGATCACTGTAACGCATATTAGTTCCTTAGTTTAGCAAACGCTGCTTTTAGAACTGCCTTGTTGACAGTACCGTTAGCCTGCGCTTCTTTTACCATACGCATTGCTGCTAGGTACGCATCTTCCTTCATCTCGCGACCACTATCATCAAAACCTGAGTCTGCACCGTCTGCACCAGCAAATTCGTCATCACCAAGGCCTGCTTCAATGTCCAAATCGCCACCGGCAACTTCGTCACTACCCATATCACCAGCTGGTGATTCAGGCTCCATGCCTACGTCAGTATCCATGTCTGTTGTTACTGGCTGGCCCTGTGCTACTAGGACTGCATTGCTTACACTTGCGTTAGCTGCTTTTACTGCTTCAAGTGCGCCGCCAATTGCTGCTTCTGCTGCTGCATTAAATGCTTCCGCTTCTGCTGTGCCTACTTCTTCTTTCATAGCATTAGTAATGCTCATCAGGTCTTCAACTTGCATACTTGCCAAGTTTTCTGCCATTTTTTGTAGGTCGTCTGCTAGTTGTTTAGCTGCTAGAAGGACTTCTGCCTGATCCAGATCAGCTGATTCTGTTATTTTGCGCTTCTTTGCTTTCGCTGGAGCAATCTCTTTAATAACCATCGTTAGTCCTTCTTTGATTAGTAATAGTTTTTGGTAGTCTTTGTTACTCGCATCAACACCACTATTATTAAGTAATGTGATACGCCTGGCGGTTGCTTCTTGCACCTTGACTAGTTTTTGTGGTGCTGCTTCAAAGTTGAAGTCTGTATTAAAGACTTCACTTAGCGCACGTCTTAATTTCGCAAACTTATTTTCTTGCAAATCGTGTAAATTCATGATGATAGGCCTCGCTAGTTAACTGTATATTGTATTTATGCTGTACAGCAAAAAATTAATAAATTAATTATTTTCTAAAAAGTATTCTTATGTTGCCGTCTAAACCGGCGACGCCGGTAACAATTGATAAAATCTTCAGTCCACTGTATTCTATCCAGTAATACTGGAAATACTATTATAAAAACCGTTTAATTTGTGCTTTTATTTGTTTCATTTTATCAACGGCGGCACTGTGCTTTGCCATGGCAATGCTATGGCGTGCTGCTTCAGTAATTACTTTGGCACGTTGTTTATGTGAGGCTGCTTCTTCTAAATATGAAGCATACTGAAGATCGAGTTCAATGATACGCTGTGTTTTTTGTATATTTTCGTCATTTTCAAGTTTGTTTTTAACAATTGCCATTGCACTTTCAAATAGTGCCAGGTCTTCTACCGTGATGCTACCATCTTCTGTAATTGAATAATATGTCTTTTTATAACCGTTAATTTTACGCTTGTTCAGCAAAACATTTAACCCACCAACACCAAAACTTGGCGGCACGTTGTTGTTGCTTGATGGGCCTTGGACAGCGCTTTCTTTTACAAAATTCTTTGCGCTGTCTTCAGTTGCATTTTGTAGCTTGTGCAGAATATTGTACATCTCGTGCGCATCAGGACTTACATTGGCTCTCTCGATACGAGTAACTTTTTCGCCAGACTCGTCAATGTAGGTTTTAACTTTATCAGTCTTTGTTATGGCATTGTTAAGTTTATCAAGGATATTTTGCATACCCTTTGTTTCTTCTGGTGTAGTCGTCATCCTATAGGCTCCCTGTTAGTTTACTATAATATGTTTTACCTTCACGGACGCTGCGCTTCACTACGCCCTTGTTGACTAACCCTTGTGCAATGTATGCTTGGCGCTCCGATAGATCTTCCTTGCATGTTTCTTCGCTCAATGTTTCCCACACACGGTGTTCATCATTTGTCAAGAATACATCAATTCCGCCCGGAGCCTCAACAAGTTTCATTATCCTTGGCCCTTTGTCATTTGTTGTACTAAACTACGTAATCTATTAATTTCGGTAGAATTTTGTTCTACGCCAGATGCATTAGATGCTTGCGCTTGGTCGTTTGGATCTACAGGTGCTCGAGTTCCAGTTGGACGTTTAGTTCCGCCTGCCACCGTGCGCTGATTTGATGCAGACCTAGGCGCTGCCTGTATCTTTGCTTGTCTATTCTGCTGGTTTACAATAGTTGTCTGCTGGTCCACAGTGGCAGCACTTTGACCTGCCAAGGTACTTGCAGAACCATATCCGCTTTCTTCTACATTAACATCGACAAAATCTAAGAATCTATCATTATTTCCAGTCTTAACCGCATCAATAAGTGCCAATGTCGTGGTAAGGCTTAAACCTTTTAGCTGTTCACTAACTGCTTCTTGCGACAGTTCTACTCCGAAC